ACCTAGACATTTCCTTGATGGAATGGCAAAAATTCATGCTTATTCACTCTCACAAAATCAAAAGTGACGGGCGGTGGGCTACCCCGTTAAATATCTGCACCGTTGCCAGGCAAAATGGAAAATCATTTTTGCAGCAAATCAGGATTTTGGGCGGTCTTTTTCTATGGGAAGAACCGTTGCAAATTGGTTCAGCGCACCGCCTGGCAACAAGCCTGGAACAATTTAGGGCATTAATCTCACTTATTGAAGCAAATGACAGTTTGGCAAAAAAGGTCAAACGCGTGCGTTGGGCGCATGGGGCTGAAGAAATTGAAACCTTGCATGGTACGCGCTTTATGGTCAAAGCAGGCGGGTCAGCCGCACGCGGTGTGTCCCGACCTGAAACCGTCCACCTGGACGAATTGCGCGAACAAACCGACCTTGAAAGTTTTGCGAGTTTGCGTTACACCCTTTTAGCGGCGAAAAACCCAATGGTCATGTGCTACACAAATGCAGGTGATTCTGCAAGCGTAGTTTTGAATTCTTTCCGTGACCGCGCGCTTGCAAAAATTGCAGGGGCGGAAGACGAAATTGGATATTTTGAATGGTCAGCCCCAACAGACGAAATCAGCGTTGAAAATGCCAGGCACGCCAATCCCGCTATGGGCGTGACAATCCATTCCGACAATATAAAATCCGTGTTGAACGACCCACCTGACGTTGTAATGACTGAAGTGTTGTGCAGGTGGGTAATTGCCATTTCCAGCGCGGTTGACTCAGGTTCATGGGCAAAATGCCTGGACAAAACCGTTGACCTTGACCCTGACAAGTTGACGTGGCTTGCCGTTGACTTATCACCTGACAGAAAAAATGGAAGTTTAGTTGCCGCGCAAAAATTGGGTGATGAAACGTTTGTGGTCAAATTGCTTCACACCTGGTCAAATGCCTTGCAGTTAGACGACAGGGCAGTTGCCAATGATTTGGCAGATTATGCGCGCAAGTACCCGACCGAATACGTTTTGTATTCTCGCAAGACTTCAGGGGCGGTGGCTGCCAGGCTTGCACCCGCTGGAATCCCAATTTATGACATGGACAACGCCTATCCACAAAGTTGTGACGAATTGTTATCGGCTATCAATAGCGGCAGGTTGAAACACAGGGGGCAAGCCCAATTGACGGACGAAATCTTATCTGCCGTGCAATTGCGGCGTGGTGACGGCGGTTGGGTTATCGGAAGACGTGCCAGCGCAAAAATTGTTTGCGGCGCAGTGGCAACTGCATTGTTGACGCATTTTGCGACACGCCCAGTCAATGACCTTGACATTATGGTTGGGTGAGAGTAAAAGTCTGACACAATTTCTGCATGGGATTTTCTGATTTATTCACACGGGCAAAAGTATCTGCTGCCGTTCCAGCCGATACGCAGAAAGTAGACGCTGCGAGTATTGCGCCTTATTACAGTGAAGTGGGAAATCTCTTTTTATTTGGTGGAATAGTCAATGCTTCACGCGCTGAAGCCATGAGCGTGCCAACCGTTGCGCGTGCGTTAGGTATTGTCCAAACCATTGCTTCATTGCCCATGCACACCCGCAATCAGGCAACGGGCGAAAAAATATCGCAACCGCGCGTTATCAACCAACCTGACCCAAGAATCCCAGGCGTTACATTTTGGGCGTGGATTATTTCAGATTTATTTTTTTTCCCGACTGCTTATGCTTACGTTAATGACAGGTATGCCGATACGGGCAGAATTAGGGCAATGGAAAGAATTGCACCTGAACGCGTAACAATCCAAACCAACGGCGTTGGGTTCGAAATTGTTTCTTATTCAATTGACGGTTCATTTGTTGACCCTGCAAATTTAGTTGTCTTCAATGGCACGCAGGAAGGGTTGCTCAGTCGCGCTGGTCGCACAATAAAGGCAGCCGCGTCCCTGGAACGTGCGGCAATGAATTTTGCTAACGAACCAATCCCACAAATGGTTTTGAAATCAAATGGCACGTCATTGCCTGCTGACCGCGTTTCAAAATTGTTAAGTGCTTGGAAAACGGCGCGGGCGTCCCGCTCAACGGCATTTCTCAATGCGGACGTCACATTGGAAACAATTGGTTATGACCCACGAAATTTGCAATTAAATGAAGCCCGAAACTACGTCAGTTTAGAATTAAGCAGGGCTTGCAATTTGCCGGCCTACTTCACAGACAGTCAACAATCAAGTTTTACTTATGCAAACGCCTTAGACAAACGGCGTGATTTGGTGGATTTTGCGTTTAGAAATTACATGCACATTTTAGAGGAAAGGCTATCTTTTGCGGATTTCACCCCTGCTGGCAATACAGTCAAATTTGATTTAGACGATTTCTTGCGCGGCAATCCATTTGAACGTGCGCAAGTTTATGAAATCTTGAACCGCATTGGCGCAATGAGCGTTGATGAAATACGTGAGGAAGAAGACATGCTGCTATGAAAAAAGTGATAACACCAATGCTCATAACGGCTGCTGATTCCAACAGTCGCACAATCACAGGTCGAATTGTTACGTTTGAAGAAACTGGCAACACGTCAATTGGCAAAGTGCAATTTGCAACCAATTCAATTTTACCTGAACCAGTTATGTTGAATTTGGAACATGACCGCACGCGGCGCATTGGCAAAACATTGTCCATGACTTCAGACGACAAAGGAATTGAAGCGGTGTTCAAAATTATTGAAACGACCGCAGGCAATGACAGTTTGGTTGAGGCAAGCACGGGAATGAGAGACGGCTTCAGTGTGGAAGTAATGTTTGATGAATACGAAACACTTAAAGACGGCACAATTCGTGTTTTGAAGGGTGACTTGACTGGTGTTGCATTGACCAGTGAACCTGCAATCAGGTCAGCCCGTGTGGCTGAAGTTGCTGCAACGGAAGAAAATGAAATTTCAGATTCACCAATTGAAACTGAAGAAATACCAACTAACATAGGAGAAGACAAAGTGGAAGACACCGTCAAAGACGCTTCAACCGCCGAAACGGTAGAAGCCGCACAGTCAGTAACCGCTGCTGCTCATGCAGTAGGTGGATACAAAACCAAACCACGCATTGAAATTACTGCCGCAAAATATCTTGAAAACAAGGTGCTTGCTGCATTAGGTAATGAAGACGCGCGCCAATATGTTATGGCAGCAGATAACAACACAACAGATTCAGCAGGACTTGTTCCGACACGTCAATTGGCTGAAGTAATCAACGGACTTGCAACAACTATTCGTCCAAGCATTGACGCCATTTCACGCGGTGCATTGCCTGACGCTGGAATGACATTTGAAATTCCAAAAATTTCCGTTGTTCCTACGGTTGCGCAAATTAATGAAGGCAGCGCATTTTCTGACACAAACATGGAAAGTGCTTTCCTATCAGTGGACGTCAAAAAATTTGCAGGGCAACAAAATTTTACGGTGGAACTTCTGACTAGAACTTCGCCATTATTTTATAACGAGTTACTTTTGAACATGGTTGCGGCAATGGCTAAGGCGCAAAATGCTTATGTCAATTCAATTCTTGTTGCAAATGCAGCAGTTGATGGAACTACACTTTCAACATTTCCAACGGCTGCTGAATTGCTTGCATACGTTTCACGCGGTGCGGCTACCGTATACACAAACACCACTGGTTTTGCCCGTAACATAATTATGGGTGCAAGCCAATGGGCAAACACAATGTCATTGAACGAAAACGGACGTCCAATTTATATGGCTTCACAACCGTCAAATGCTGGTGGCGCATTGCGTCCCGATTCATTGCGCGGAAATGTTGCGGGGCTTGATTTGTTTGCTGATTTTGCCGCACCTGCTGGAAGTGATGACGGTTCAATGATTATTGTTAACCCTGCTGCATACACATGGTATGAAGGAACACAATACCAATTGCGGGCAGAATCAACTGCTGATGGTTCAATCAATATTGGCGTTTATTCATTCGGTGCAGTCGCAGTTAAACTTGCGGGCGGCGCGTTCCGTAACAACAAGTAAAAAAAACAATCATGCGGCAGATTCTCCCGATTCTGCCGCAGCAGTAGAAAGGAAACGGACATGCCAAACATTGTCACTGCGGGTCAATTGCGTCAGGTGCTTGGTGTGTCCGTTTCACTTTATTCAGACGCCTATTTGGAAGAAATTATCAACACCGCTGAAGACGTCATTTTGCCCATGCTGGTTGCCAACGTTTCAGCAGTTACGGCTTACGAATTAAAAACAGACGTGGCTTATTACTACACCCAACGCGCACACCATTTTGTTGAAGGTCAAAGCGTCATAGTCACGGGATTGCCCGCGCCATTCACTGCAACCGTTACAGTGGGCGATTTAATTGGTGTTCATTTTTTTACGGCCGCAATTGTTTCAAGTGACGTGACATTGCGTGAAATTATTCCAAACGGCAAGGCAACGTTATCGGGCTATTCAGCCGCACAAATTTATGCTTCAACGCCTGCAATTGAATCAGCAATTTTGGCAGTGAGCGTTGAAGTCTTCCAATCACGCGTTGCAGCAGGTGGACAAATTGAAGGTGTTGATTTTACCAGCACGCCTTACAGAATGGGCAGAAGTTTGACCAATAGGGTGTCCACATTATTAATGCCCTACCTTGACGTTGAAACGGTTTGTCAATAATGCCAGCGTCCAGCATTTCACAAACACGGGCTGCCCTAGCAAATTCATTTTCAGCCTTGGAAGCCAGCGTTTATGAATCCGTGCCTGAATCACCAATCCCGCCTGCAATTTGTATTTTGCCAGGTTCACCATATATGGAAGTTGTCTTGATTAATAATTCGACAACAAAGGTTCAAATTAATTTTGTCATTAGCGTCATTGTTGCGTCCAATAGCAATGCAGGTTCATTAGATAACCTGGAAAAACTAATAATCGGAATTCTTGCGGCAATGCCCGCAGGATATGAGTTGGGAACGATAGAAAAGCCAACAGTGTTGGAAGTCGGACAAAGTCCAATGTTGGTGGCTGACATAAACGTTACAACCTATTACACGCAAACGAACTAAGGAGAAAAAGAAATGGCAACAACAGTCTTAACTGGTCGTAACATTTCGTTGTCTTTCACAGGTGGAACAGACATTGAAGCCCAAGCGACCAGCGCAGTTTTAACAAAAACATTTGACCGTCAGACATATCAAACACTTGATGGGGAAGCCTATTTTGTGACTAATGTTGAAGCGGAATTTGTATTGGAAATGCTTGCGGATTGGGGCAAGGCAAACAGTGTGTGTGAAGCAATTTGGACTGCTTGCGACACAACACCAAACGGCACGGTCACAGTTACAATGGAAGCGACAACAGGCGCGGAATTTGTATTTGACGCATTGCTAAATTATCCAAGCGCGGGTGGTGCGGGCATGGACGCTCAAACCGTAACGTTCACTTGGAAGGTCTACCAAGGCGAAGTCACAGAAACATTCTAAAACCTAGAATCGGGAGAAAAGAAAATGAAATTACCAATCACAATTGAATTCAACAATGGCGACCAGGCAACTTATATTGCCGCCCCGCCTGAGTGGGTACGTTGGGAGAAATCAACGGGCAACACAATTGCACAAGCCCAAGACAAAATTGGCATTTCAGATTTAGTGTTTTTGGCTTATCACGCCATGCGGCGTGAAGCGGGTGGCAAACCAGTCAAGCCGTTGGAAGCCTGGACAGATAGCATTTCTGAAGTCATTGTGGGTGAAGAAAGCCCAAAAGTTATCCAGTCGGAAGCCTTGCAAGAGTAGTTTGGGAACTAGCCCTGGCAACGGGGTTAGCCCCAAACGAATTTGAAACCGCTGAAGACATTTTGACCGTGATTGAAATTTTGGAAGGGCGGAACAATGGCAAATGAAGTGACCATTGGTTATGACAAGCAGGAATTGCGCGCCATCATTGGTTCATTCAAAGCAATGAATGAAGAAGCCACTGCCCAAGCAAAAAAAGAAACTTCAGCCCTGGCCGAATGGGTCAAAGGCAGAATCGTCACGGCGTCAAGGGGTACGCGTAATTTGGTTGACAATAGAGTTGCCGAAGGTGCAAAAGTTTCCAAGTCGTCCAAGATTGGTGAAATTTCATTTGGTTTTGCTGGTCAGAAATTTAGCGGCGGTGCAACGACCCAACAAGTGTGGGGCGGGGCTGAATTTGGTTCAAACCGTTGGAAGCAGTTTCCAGTTTGGTCAGGGCGTGAAGGGCGTGGGTCACGGGGCTGGTTTATTTACCCAACCTTGCGCGCTGCCCAACCTGAAATTGTAAAGCGTTGGGAAGAATCGTTTTCAAAAATTATAAAGGAATTTAACTAATGGCTGGCAGTCGCACGCTTAAACTCTCAATTCTTGGTGACGTTTCCGACCTGAACAAATCCTTAAAAGCAGGCGCGGCTGACGTTGACACGTTTGGTGACAAGATTGGCAAGGCAGGCAAAATGATTGGGGCAGCGTTTGCCGCTGCTGCCGCTGCTGCCGCCGCCTATGCAATTAAAATTGGAATTGATGGCGTCAAAGCAGCCATTGAAGATGAGAAAGCACAAACCCAACTTGCCCTTGCCCTAGAAAACGCAACGGGTGCAACAAAAGGGCAGATTGCAGAAACTGAAAAACAAATTCTAAAAATGTCATTGGCAAGTGGTGTTGCAGATGACGATTTGCGCCCAAGCCTTGCACGGTTAGCACGGGCAACAGGGGACACTGAACAAGCGCAAAAATTATTGGCAATGGCAATGGACATTTCGGCTGCTACGGGCAAGCCGCTTGAAACGGTTTCAAATGCGCTAGGAAAAGGTTTTGAAGGCAACACGGCAGCGTTGGGCAAACTTGGGATTGGTCTATCTGCTGCCGAATTGAAAACAATGACATTCACGGACGTCCAGGGCAAATTGACGGATTTATTTGGCGGGGCAGCAGCGGCCAACGCCGAAACCTACGCAGGAAAAATTGCACGCATGCAGGTGGCATTCAATGAAGCAAAAGAAAC